ATTTCTCTTGTACAGAAAACGGCTTTTGGCATGTAGGTCTTGACTCGTCTAAAGATCCTTTAGCGGTTAAAGGCGCATTTGCTTGGGCAGCGTAATAAATAATTAGTGTGGGGTTTCGGCCCCACATATTAATTTAAGGAGAAAAAATGGCAACATCATTTTCAAGTGATCAAACAACCTTACAAAAGGATACTGGAGCGGCTTCAGTTATGAGAGCAGCTAGAACTAGAATTACTTCTATTCAAGCAAAAGGAATAGCAGGTTCTGTTTTAACTTTACATGATTCAGCTACAACAGGTGCAGCTGGTGCAGGTAATTTAAAAGCTACATATAAGTATGGAACTGAAGGCTTAGAAGTATATGTTCCTGGTTCAGGTATTCTTTTTAAAGATGGAGTAATTGGAACATTGACTCAAGGTTCTGGTACAGATGGAAGCGTTACGGTAACGATTACAGGAGCGTAGTCTAATGGCTACTATTACTTATACAGTCACTGTAGCTTCAGGGACTAACCAATACGGAACGGGTAACAAGTTCTATATTAACGGTGCCGTGAGCCCTGATTTAAATTTAATCGAAGGTAATACATATATCTTTGATCAATCAGATGGTACCAACAGTACACATTTTCTTGCTTTTTCTACTAGTGCAAATAATTCACCGGCTGCACCCTACACAACGGGTGTAACGGTTACAGGAACTCCAGGAACAGATGGTAAAACTACAATCGTAGTTGCAACATATGCTCCAACTTTATATTATTATTGTACGGCACACGCTGGAATGGGGGCAACAGCTTTTACTCCTGCAGCAGGATCAATTTCAAATCAATCAACATTCGAATCTACATTTACCATTGATGAAGTAATCGAAGATGCGTATGAACGATGTGGTGTTCAAGGTATTACAGGTTATCAGTTAAAAGCAGCTAGAAGATCTTTAAATATTTTATTTCAAGAATGGGGAAACAGAGGACTTCATTATTGGGAAGTTGGAAATACAAATGTTTTATTAGTTCAAGGCCAATCTGAATATACCTTTTACAGATCAACAGCAGATGGTGCAAGTTCAACAACAGCAGGTGGAACTAGCACAACATCTACCTATGGTTTAGCAGATATTTTAGAAGCTAGTTACAGACAAAATTATAATAATACGAATCAATCGGATTCACCATTAACTAAAGTTGACAGATCAACTTATACAGCTTTTTCTAATAAGACTGCATTAGGAACTCCATCACAATTTTGGGTTCAAAGATTTATTGAAAAAACAACCATGACTTTGTATCAAACACCTGATTCTTCAGCAGCAGGTAATTATATTTATGTAAATTTTGTAAAAAGAATTACAGATGCAGGTGCATTTGACAACGTTGGAGACATACCAAATAGATTTGTACCATGTATGGTTTCAGGTTTAGCATTTTATTTATCACAAAAGTGGGCATTAGACAGAACACAACAATTAAAATTATTATATGAGGATGAATTATCAAGAGCTCTTGCGGAAGATGGGTCACCGACAAGTGCATTCATTACTCCTAAAACTTATTACCCAACAGCGAGTTAACTATGGCTAAATTTGCACAAGGAAGATTTGCTTTATCAATATCAGATAGATCAGGGCTTGCATTTCCATATACTGAAATGGTTAGAGAGTGGAACGGAGCTTGGGTTCATATTTCTGAGTTTGAAAAAAAACAACCACAACTTCAACCAAAACGTTTCACAGCTGATCCACAAGCTTTAAGTTTTGTAAGGCCTGCTAGAGTTGAACCTGCCACAGATGATATATTACCAGATGACCCTTTTACAACTGCATCAAATACAACACTAACAGTTTCATTTTTTAATAGTGGGTTGCAAGTAAACGATCAAGTTAGATTTACTGATGTTAAATCTCCTGTAGGTGGAGTTTCAGTTGATGCATTACAACTTCAAACTACTTTAAACGGAGCGATCACAACAACAGATACTACCATTACATTAACAAGCACTACAAATTTTCCAACATCAGGATTCATTATGATTGAATCTGTAAACCAAGATACTGCCTCTTCAAGTTATGGATCATTTCAGAATGAAGTTATTCAATACACAGGAATTTCTGGAAGTGATTTAACAGGATGTATAAGAGCTACATCAGTTCCGTACCGTGGTAACACATTAAATAAAACTACGGCGTTTGCTCATCCAACAGCTTCTAAAGTTTTTGGTTCTTATCAAGTTGCATCTTTAATTGAAACATCGTATGTAAATGATGCTAACACAACAGTTTATGAATATAATAGTTTTACACTTACTCTTGCTAACGCAGCGTCAGGAACTGAAACAGGAGGAGGGTTTAATTGTTTTGTAGGACCACTTAACGAGAGACCTTAATTATGGCATATATACTTTCAAACTTACAAACCGATATTAGAAACTATACAGAAGTTAATGATACAGTATTGACTGATGCAATTGTAAATACTTTTATTGTAAATGCAGAAAACAAAATTTATAGAGAAGCTGACAGCGATGATAATAGATTTTATGCTACATCAACCCTAATTACAGGTAATAGGTATGTAACTATACCCTCAGATCTAAGAGTCATTAGATATATTCAATTAAAAAATACAAATGTAAATCCAAATACTCAAACATTTTTAGAGAAAAAAGACCCTTCTTATATGGCTACTTATTATGACACACCAGGAACATCAGAGGGCATACCGAAATACTATGCTAATTGGGATGCTAATTTTTGGGTGGTAGCACCAACTCCTGATGCTCAATATGAGATCACAATGGCTTATATCAAACAGCCACTTAGCTTAACTGATACTTCGGTAAGTGCAACAGGTACATATCTATCCAATAAATATCAAGACCTACTTTTATATGCGTCCTTGATAAATGCATATGGGTACTTGAAAGGTCCGGTGGATATGTTACAATACTATCAAGGCGCTTATAAAGAAGCTTTACAAACGTACGCGATCGAACAACAAGGTCGTAGACGCAGAGACGAATATCAAGATGGAGTTATTCGTACACCTCTTAAATCACCATTTCCATCGGAATATTAAGGAGATAAAAATATGGCAAACGTAATACCTTTTACATTTCGTGGAGCTTTGTTCTCAGGAACACATAACTTTGCGTCAGGTGGAAATACATTTAGAATAGCTTTGTATACAGGATCAATTGCTTCTGTTTACACAACAGCAAGTACAACAGTATCTGCAACTAACGAAGTCAGCACAGGTGGAAGTAGTAACTACACGAGAAAAGATTTAAGTTCTCAAGCAGTTGCATCTGGAACAGCTGTTGCTTCAGTAGACTTTGGAGATACAACTTGGTCAAGTGCAACGTTCACAGCAGCGTACGCAGCTATTTATAATGATACAGCTGCGGGAGATCCGCTAGTTGTAGTATTAGATTTTGGAGGGGATAAAACTTGTACTAATGGTACATTTAAAATTACTTATCCTGATCCATCAACACCAGCTAATGCTATTATAAGCATGAGTTAATAGGAGAGTAAATGGCTTTAGTAATAAATGATAGAGTAAGAGAAACGAGTACAACAGCAGGCACAGGTACATTAAACCTTGCAGGTGCTGTTACAGGTTTTCAAACTTTTGTTGCAGGGATAGGTAATAGTAACACAACTTATTATGCTATCTTTGAAGAAGGTACTAATCTTTTTGAAATAGGTATTGGTACTGTAACTGATGCAACACCAGACACTCTAGCAAGAGATACTGTTTTAAGCAACTCTTCAGGTGATACGTCTAAGATAAGTTTTAATTCAGGTGGTTCAAGTACATTAAGTGTATTTTGTACAATGCCTGCAAGTAAATCAGTTTATTTAAACGCAAGCGGTGTACCAGTAGGTGCAGCGAGTAATGGATTTGCTGTTGCAATGGCAATAGCTTTATAAGGAGAAAAATATGGCACAAGATTTTACTAGATATGCAGTACAAGCAACTAACAGTGCAGGTACGATATTTACAGCAAATTCAAATGATGCAGTCATTGGAATCAGAATCGCAAACATATTAACTACAGCAATTTTAATAGATGTTTTTGTAAGTGTAGGAGGTTCTACAACTAGATACATCTGTAAAGATTTAAGTATTCCACCAAACAGTGCCGTAGAGCTTGTTTCAGGTGGGGCTAAATTTGTGATGCAAAGTACTGACGTATTAAAAGTAGAGTCAGACACAGCATCAAGTGCTGATGTTTATGTTAGCGTTGTTGATTCAATAAGTGCATAGGAGAAAAAATGGATAGTTTATATAACACAATATATATCGGTAACAAACCAGGAGCAGAAAATATTTATACACATGCTCAGGTTTTAGATAATAAAAATATGATAATTGAATCTGCCGTATTAGCGGGTCCAGTAACTTTTGTTAATACAATAACAGTGACAGGAACTTTGGTAATAATTTAATGAGTAAAATAGAAGTAAATACAGTTGACGTACAATGTGGATCTACATTAACTTTAGGTTCATCAGGTAAAACAGTTACATTAGCAACTGGTGCATCTCAATCAGGTTTTGGTAGAACAGGAACTGTTGATTGGTGTACTACAGCTAAAACTTCACCTTTCACAGCAGTTAATGGCGATGGATTTTTTGTAAATACTTCAGGAGGAGTTGTTACAGTTACTTTACCCTCAAGTCCAACAGCAGGGTCTATTATAGCTTTGAAAGATTATGCAAACACTTGGAATACTAATGCAGTAACTGTTGCAGGAAATGGTTCTAAAATTAATGGAGCTTGTGCTGATGCAACTTTAAATACTGTATCTCAATCAGTAACTTTAATTTACGTTGATGGAACTAAAGGTTGGCAAGATATTCACGATTCAACTTCTAACGTCACAGGTACACCTCTTTTTATTTGCGCTACAGGTGGAACTATAACAACGGTTTGTACAAATTTTAAAGTTCATACTTTTACAAGTTCAGGTACTTTTACAATTAATTCAGCGCCTACCCCAGCTAATAATAATGTTTCTTATATGGTTGTCGCTGGAGGTGCAGGTGGTGGTAAAGGTGCAGGTGGCGGAGGTGGTGCAGGAGGATTTAGAGAAGGACAAACTCCAGCCGCACCTTATACAGGAAGTCCATTAAAAAATTCTTCAGGTTTACCTGTGTCTGTTCAAGCATATACAATCACAGTAGGAGCAGGAGGCGCAGGAAGTACAGCAGTCCCTGTAAGAGGTGCAAATGGTGGGGTATCAACTTTCTCAACGATAACATCAGCAGGAGGAGGAGGTGGAGGAAGCGATAATCCACCTGTTAATTCGGGTGGTGCAGGTGGTTCAGGCGGAGGTGCTAGAGCTAACACAAATATTCCAGGTGGAGCAGGTAATACTCCTCCAGTTAGTCCCCCTCAAGGTAATAAAGGTGGTAATACGTGTGCTCCCCCATATCCAGGTTGTAACGCAAGTGGTGGTGGAGGTGCAACTGTGGCAGGAATAGATAATGGTTCGCCAACTCCCTCTGCAACAATGGGTGATGGTGGTGCAGGTGCAACAACTTCAATAAATGGTTCTCCAAATTCTTTTTCAGGAGGTGGTGGTGGACCAAATAATAATCCTGGACCAGAGGGTGCAGGTGGAACAGGTGGAGGTGGTAAAGGTGGTGGAAGTGGTGTACCAGCGGCAACTGATGGAACAGCTAACACAGGTGGTGGTGGAGGTGGTGGATCCCCTTGTGGTAAAGCAGGTGGATCAGGAATAGTAATTATAAGATATAAATTTCAATAATTATGACAAGTACAATTAAAGTAGATAACATACAAAAAGTTTCAGATGGTTCTAATATCATCAAAAAATGTGGATCAACTATTACAGTTGGTTCTTCAGGTCAAACTGTTGCATTAGCATCAGGCGCTTCACAAACAGGTTTTGGTACT